ACCATAAATACCACTAAAACCTGAAAGTGACATACCTACAACACTCGTAATTGGTGATGTAGCATAAGTTGTAATATCTGATTGTATACCCCTAACTTGTTGTATATTAATAAATGATGTAATTTCAGCAACTAATGTATCTGATATGCATGGAGAGTAGAATCTATAAATCACATTATTATCAGGATTAGAAACCCAAGCAAATACATTATGTATCGTTATTGGTGTATAATAAGCTGATACCGCAGCGTCAATTGTTGTAGAGCTGATAGATGTAGTTGATATAACATTGCTTCTTAAGAAACCACCAACGCTAAATAATCGATCATCTTGTGCAGAAAGATAAGAATTTGTATTATCCGGATCCCATGTTTGATCTGATGATAACACACCACTTAAGTTTCTAATAACTGGACCGCCACTAAGACCTAATAAATTAGTAGGTGGTACACTAAAAATTATAGGGTCATTTGTACCAGTATCTGGACACCAATAAACAGAACCTGATCTACCTTTAACGGTAATAACTTCAGGTATGTGCGTCTGCATCCAATAGATGTCAAACATTGGATTCTTGCCATCTCTACTAATATCAAGATAATCTGGTGCTAAACCATTAATATAATAAGGTGCAACAGTTATAACTTTACTATTTAAGAAGCCTGGTGTATCATCACAAGAACCAGTATCAAGTGATACTGAGTAACCAGAAACACTCATAGTCGTCCATAAAAGAACAGGGTTACAACCAATAACTGGAAAATCATCAATATAATAAAATCTAGCGGTGCCTGTCACACCAACAACATTACCAGAGCCGTCGTATACAAGCGTGTCCGTTGTTTGTACCTGTGTTACTACATTACCACTCAGATCCGTAAATCTCCATTGAGGAATGAGATGGCTCCACTTATTCTGTGGTTCTTGATATGGTTGAGATAAGGATCTTTGAGAATATAAATCAATTACATGATCACCCGTTACTGAACTAAAAATTGTTATTTCAAACGGTACAGTCGATTCTTTTCCCTGTTCAGCAGGTGGTGGTATTTGTGAAAAAAATATTCCATCCTTATAACTATTAGACCATATCATCTTAGTACTCAATATTCTCGTAAACTGTAGTAGTTGATGTTACAGTAATCTTGTTAACAAAGTTTTCTTTATCTTGTAAGAATAAAAACTTAAAATATGAAAGTGTGGTATTTTTTAAAATATATTCCATATCAGTTGTATATATAGGATTCCACATTAACATTGAAAGACCGTTATATCTAACATTAGGATTATCTGTTCTTTGTGTGTAGAATGTTTTGACACCGTTAACTGATAAAATTGAAGATGTCAACGCATTGAGATCCAATTGACCACCTAAAAAGATATTATTTCTATCAAAGTAAGTTAAGAAAACATTATATACATCCTGCTGTATTGTTGTATCATCTCTTCTTGAGTTAGGATCTTTTTCAATAACAAGTTTCGTATTTGCTGAATCTTGTATTGTTGGATTATTACCTTGTAGCGGTATTACAATATCAGTTGCAATATATACAGGATCTAAAATGATAATTTCTGAAGTTAAAGTCTTAACACTTTTTATCGTTGATAATATTAACTCTTTCTGAGCTGATGTTAGTGATGATGTTGGATTTTTAGTATTAGAAATAGTTTTTGGTACTATTGTCATATACACGTTATTAAAATTACATCCGTCAGCAAAATTAAGTTGGTTGTAAAGTATATTTGAAACATTATTTGGATCTTTCAATCCAACGTTTTCATAATAGTATCTTAAATGTTCAATGAGATATGCCCAATTATTTACAACAACTACATCATGTATAAGATTAGCAAAATTTGTTTTTACGAATACTTGATAATCATCTTCTGTTACTAAACGATATTGAGATCTAAATACACCAGGTGCATTTTGTCTAATATTATCACTACTCTCTTCAGCTTGATACGAAGTAGAAATATTACTGTTACTGAATGTTAATTGTTTAGCTTGCTCAGCAGTTACAATAGTATATTGTTCATTAGCGCTTACAACAATATCATTAATTATACTGTTGTAAGTGTTTGTTGAAAATAAACCAATTTTTGATCTACTAATAGCATTTACACCTACTTCTCCGGATGAGCCATTTGATTCGAGATAATAAATTGCTACTTGATCATTTGGTTGTAATTTTTTTCCATTAACATCATTACCGAACTTAATTTCATATCGTTTATTTTCATTCAATCTTATTTCGAACTTCTCTGCAAATGCATCTTCAAGATAAAGTGATGGTGTTTTACTCCACTGAGTCCATATATTGTTACTATAAACATAAACATCAACATTAAAATGATCTACTAATACGTTATCACCAGGTGCAAAAAATATTACTTCATTATCGTTACCAGCAGCAGTGTATATTGGATATTCAGCATATTTGCCTTGATATAATAATTTTTGTTTTGAAATATCAGATAACGATTGACTAACACCAAATGGCTCTGTTTTAGAAAATACTATATCTTCATTAAAAGAGAATGATTTTGTACCGTTTTCAAGATAAGAATATCTCGGAATTGTATACAGACCAGGATTAAGACTTGTACCCGTGGACATTTCGAACGTAAGTGTTGATGTTTGTTTGCCGATAGGTTTATAATCTAATAGTTTAACAATTCTATTCATGTTTTCATACAGTTGTGCTTCTGAAAACATACCTTCAGTAGATGTGCGATTAAGATAATAAAGCAATACATGAAAGAGATATGATTGTATTTCTATAATAGTAGAAAGATATGAACCTTCAAAATTTTGATCTGTAAAAACTTTTGTTTCATTGAGCCGGTCTTTAATAAATTGCTTCATTGTAAGCGCATCGAAGGTTAAATACCCGTCCTTGGGTATTATAAAATTAGTTTGTTCTGCCATATTTACTCCTTATGAAAACACATAACCTTCTCTTGTTAAAAGACCCTTTAAATACAACGGCTCATTCAAAAACGGTACTTGTAAAACTAATTCAACATCGTACTCGAGTTCATCAATATAACCCTTCACATCGATATTTATCACATTTACGCGAGGTTCCCACCTTACAAGTGAAGTATATATTTCTCGACCTATAATAGAACCGTTTAATTCAGAAATCGGTTCAAATAAGTATCTTCTTAGATCAGAACCGTAATCCGGCAATAAAAATCGTTCGCCTGGTATAGTGTTGAATAGATTTTTAATAGAATTACGTATAACATTCAAATCATATGCTACCTTCATATCTCTACCTGAACCAGGAACAGGTAAATAGTTACCTGATATTCCCATTGGTTCTTCTTGTATATCTAAAAAAAGATCAACATAAGTATACTGATGTACATTTTTGCTCACTGATTTTAGATTATTAAAATTAATGGAGCTCATTTTTTACCTCTTAAATTCATAAATATTTATAACGAAACTACGTTTTTCAAAGGAGAAAAATATGAAGAACTTTACCGGTAAATATGAAGCTATATTTGAAGAAACACTCAACCGCTTTCAACAGGGGGGTTTTCTTGCAGGTGATTATGTCAAAATTAAGAAAGACGCACTTAAGGCTGAACATACAAAGAAATTCACCAAGCAAATGCAGGCAATGATTGAAAGCATTATAAAGAGTGAAACACCACTCAGAATTAGTTATATTAAATCTGCACATGCTGAAGCTCCATCTGGTCCTGTTGGTGCACCTAATGTACCAGGTTGTGTTTGGGCTGATGTAGTTATCGAATATGCACCGGGTATGTGGAAAGATCCTATGACACTTCCTTTGGATATTCTTGAGAAGGTTGAAATTGAAAGTGAAGGTTCAACAGGTGATACGGGGATGAGTGGTTATGCTCAATATTCTCCTAGTATTCTCCGTCCTGATCATACACAGATAAAACCTACAGAAGTTAAATCAACTAACAACCGTGAAGAAGAAGATAGTAAAGAGCACAACCTTACAAAGAAAAATGTAAAGTTAGCTAATACACCTAAGCCAAAGGATGGTATGAAAACTGTTAAAGAACATGTCGATAACAGTTTCGGTTGGTCAAAGGATGTTAATATGCTATCTGAAGCTTATGGTAAAATGGATAAAAAGCCTGCAGTGAAAGTTACA